AGCGAAGCTCGCCGACAGGGACCGGCCGAACGTGGCCATGTTCCCCAACGCCGCATTCAGGTCGTCAACGAACGGCTGCGACGCGGACAGTTGCAGGATCCCGCGGAAGCCGACGTTCCACGCCGACCCGAGCTCGACGAGACGGCCCTTCAGGTTCACCAGCCACACGTTGGACAGGTTCTGCACATCCGCTGCGACGCCGGCGAGCATCGAGGACTGAATGGCCTGCGCGACCCCGCCCCACGCGGCTGGGATGGTGCGCAGCACGTCAACCAGGGCCTTGCCCTCAGCCGACAGTTTCGCGTACGCCTGCGCGGCCTTGTCAACGCCGCCGCTGCCGGTTTGGGCCTTCGCCAACGCGTCCTGCGCCTGCTGGACCTCATACAGGGCGTCAGCCTGGTGCTGCAGCGCGGACTGGACTTCGTCCGACCCTTCGACGCCCTTCGCCGTCCGGTCGGCCTCCGTCTTGGCCAGGTCGGCGTTGCGCTCCCGGATCTCCGACAGGGAGATGACCGCCTGTTCGTAGGCGATCTGCGCAGCCTCACGGTCGGTGCGGCTGCCGCCCTGCGCCCGGACCTGCCGCAGGTTGTTCTCGGCCTCCTTGACCGCGAGCACACCCGACCGCTCGTCTAGGTTCGCCTTGGCGAGCTCGCGGGACATGTCCTCCAGATCCCGCGTCGCCTGCGCACGGGCGTCGTTCAACGACCGCTGCGCATCCAATGCGGCCCGCTGCGCCTGCTGCACCCGATGCTCGGCTTGGGCGAGCTGGTCGACCGCGGACGCGGTCCCCTTCGACGTCTGCAGCGCAGCGAACACGTTCTTGAAGCCGAGTAGCAGCGGCGCCAGGCCGGCCGCGGCGCCGACAGCCAACGCTGGGAGCAGAGCGAGCAGGCCGATCAACGGCGCCAGCGCGGCGCCGAGAGCAATGGCCTGCGCACCGAGGCCGGCGGCAACCGCGATCAGCGAGCCCATCGCGGCAGTGCCCAGCACCGACGCGAGACGGATCTGCGTACCCGTGCGGGTCGCTGTGTTCGCGATGTTCCGCATCGCTGGCGAGGCGGTGTCCCGGCCCTTCTCAAAGTTGAACCTGAGCGAGGTGTCGGACACTGGCCCTCCTCGCTATTCAGCTCTGGCGCGTTGCTTCGCCGCCTCGTCACGCATGTGCTGCATCGAGGCGCACGCCTCGAGGAACTCCACGACGGTCAGCAGGTCGATCTCCCACGGCCTGATGTGCAGGTTCGCGGTGATGTCCAGCCAGTACTCGTGCTTCAGCTCGTCGAGGGCTCGTCGTTCGGGTTGTCTTTTCCCGGCTCCACGTCCGGCTCAGGCTCAGCCAGTTCCGGCTCGGGTTCGGGGTCGGGCTCGTCCGACCCGGCCGTCGCCTCCGCGATCGCCGCGTTCACCCCGGCGAGCTGCGCCGCCTTCTCCGCCTCGAGCATGTCCGCGCCCTCGAGCGCGCCACGCATCTGGCGCAGTTCCTGCTTCGAGTACTCCAGCGTGAGCTCGCCGGCGCAGAAGTCCGGCACGTCCTCGAACCGGGCGTTGGGGTGCGTGTCCGTCAAGCAGACCCAGTACGCCACCTTGCGTGCGGCGATGGAGCCCATCGTCGCGTCGGCGACGAACTGCTCCCACGTGCGCCGCTCACCGGCGGCCTTCGAGTACAGCTTCTCGGCGATCCGCGCCCGGGAGAACGGGACCCGCGCCGGGCGGAACTCGTACCGGGTCTCCTCGGCGGCGCCTTCGGGTTTGTACAGCAGGAACATGGGATGGCCTATCCTCTCGTCTTCATGTCGATACGCCGGGCGACTTCGTCCAGCGCTTCCTTCGCCGCCCGGGTGGCGGCAGGCTCCGCGACCCGCATCGACTCGTCGAACCAGCCCGGCGCGCCGAGCTGGTCCACCCACTGGTCGCTGCCGTACACCGGATGCCGCCAGCCCTTCGCCGCATTGAGGCGCTTCGGGGCGTTGCGGAATGCGCGGGGCATGGAGTGCTTGTGCACCACCACTGCGACGCTCGCCTGCCTGGCGCCGAGGCGTACTTCGACTTTCACCGCGGCGGCGACGGCAGTCCTCAACGGCGGCGTGGCCCGTTTCAGGCCGTGCACGCCCATTGACAGGATCGCGCCACGGGCGAGGGCAGCGGCCGGCTCAACGGCAGCACGCAGCCCGCCGACCAGATCGCGGCGGAGTGCCTTGCCGTCGGCCTCCCCGTTGAGGGCGGCGACCAGCCGGGTCAGGTCCCGCTCGTTGACCTCGACCGTGTACATGGCTCAGGTCGTGGTGTAACGGGTCCAGCCGCCCGACACCGGGAACGACACGTCGACCTCGGCCACATCACCGACGCTGCCGGCGATCGGCTTCCACGCGTTGATCAGGATGTTGGCCGAGTACCGCGGGTTCGCCGACGACACGACCGCAGTCTTGTCCGGCCAGACGTCGATGGTGGTCAGCATGCCGCGCAGCGCCCACATCGAGGAGTCGAGGTCGCCCGCCGCGTAGTCGTTCTTGAAGGTGATGGCGAGGGTGCCGGACTCGAGACCCGCGAGGACCTCCTTGGCGCCGCTGGAGCCGTAGGTGGTGACGTCCTTCTCCTCGAAGTTGTCGTCGACCTCGGCCTTGGACACGTGGTCCGAACGGTCCACGCTGTTGATCTTGACCATGACCTTCTTCAGAACCTGCTTGGCCATTTCGATTGCCTCCCGGGCATGGTGACGGCCCGGCCGGCGGCCGGGTGGGGCTGAGGGTTGGGGCTAGTAGGAGCCGATGCCGACGGCGACGACAGCCAAGAAGCTCGTCCCGCCGCCGCCGGTGACCGTGTACGAGACGCGGAAGTAGGTGTCCGTGATCGGGCCGGCCGCGCGGGAAATCTGGCTCCCCACAGCAGTCGCAGCGGTGAACGTGATCACGTCCGTCGGCGTGGTCATGCCGCTGTTGTCGTCCGACTGCACCTTGACCGTGATGGTCGGCGTTGACGCTCCCGCCACCGACAGGATGTGCAGCGTCGCGTACAGGCCCTGGCCGGATGCGACGGCACCCGCCTGCACCGCCGTCCCGGTGCCGGTCGTCGTGACCGCCGTGCCAGGGCTCATCAGGAAGTTGCCGCGCCCCAACGGATACGAACCCGTCGCGGACAGGGTGAACATGGCGACGTCACCGACAGCCCCGAAGTTCTTGGCGGACAGCCGCACCGCCTGCGTCACATAGGCCGGGTCGCCGACCGTCGCGGAGATCGGGCCGACCGTGTGAGCTTCGATGACGCCGCGCGCACCCCAGAACTCGTCGTCGGCGTAGCCCGGGTCGCCGCCCTGCCAGAAGCCTTCCGCGGACAGCGCGATGGACTCGATGCCGGCGATGACTTCCTTCTTGCCGGACGACCCGTAGTTGGTGACGTCCTTCTCCTCGAAGGCGTTGTCCAGTTCGACCTTGTTGGTCTGCGCGGTCAGATCCGCGGGACCGACGAAGTAGCGGACGTTCGTGAGGACCTGCTTGGCCACCGCGTCACCCCAATACGAAGATCGTGAATTCGAGGCCGTAGAAGTGCGCCTCGCCGAAGTCATAGAGCCGGGGGCCGGTGACCCGGCGAAGGTGAATGTCGGACGCCGCCCCGCCGAGGGCCGAGTGGCCGCCGATGTTGGACACGGCCTCGAGCGCGGCGATGATCGTGTTCGCGCCCCTGCCCGCGAGTTGACGGCCCTCCTGCTGGCCGGTCTCCTCGCCGGCCCGCGACAACATGAGCCGGGCCGTGATGGTCAGGTTCATGTCCTCGCCGAAGTCGGCGTCGTAGTCGCCGACAAACTCGGCGAGGAAGAAATGCGGCGGCGTCGGCGCATCCGGGGAGAACGCGGTGGCGACCACGTTCTTCGTCAGGCCCGGGATCTCCGCGTCGTTGACCGCGGCCGTGATCCGCTCATACACCAGGTCGATGTCCATGGTCATTACGCCACCTGGAACTGCTGGGCGTACGGGGCGAGCATCGCCTTCACATCCGGGTCGAAGTACGGGATCCGCACCAGACCCCACTCCGACGAGCCGGCCACACCCTCCGGCGAGTCCAGGCGCTTCCGCGCGCGGACTGCCTGAAGCAGCGTCGCCTGCGCCACCGCAGACGGCACCGACGGCCAACCCCACGTCGCTGTGACCCGCGCCAGCCGGTAGTTGGCCCAGTTCGTCTGTGACACCAGGCTGGTGATGGCCTCGCCCTTCGCGACGGCGTTCTCCGGGTACACCGTGACGTCCGTCAGGGTCGTCCAGGTGGTGCCGTCGCCGACCTGCGCTGTGATGGTCGCGTTGCCGATGTCGTCGACCGGCAGGCGGTAGCCCTCGGCCACGCAGATCGTGCGCCGTGTCGGGAAGGTCCGTGCGGTCGCCGAGTCGGCGAGGTAGAACACGCGGCCGTCGCAGTACCCCTCGAGCATCCGCGACGCGGCCTCGAGCGCGGCCGCCAACTGGTCGTCCTCGCTTGTGTCCGTCGACGGCCGATTGACGGACTTGCGCAGCTGCGCGAGGGTCACATACCACGGGCCGCCAACCGTGAACGTGCCCTGCGATGTCCCGGTAAACGTGCCGCTCGACACCCATGTAAACAGCCAGTTGTCGTACTGGTTGCCGGTCACCGACGCGTGCCACGCCCCGCCGGAGTAGGTCGTCGACGGGCTCGACTCTGTACCGTCCGGGGCGGTCACATACAGCACCACCGTCGCCGAAGCGCCCGGCTCAGCCCAGGACAGCGGCACCGTAGCGTCGAGCTCGTAGACAGCCATCGCCCCTCCTCAGCTCACTACGACCATCGGCGCCGGGATCGGCAGGATCCACTTGCGACCCGGGTTGGCCCGCATGACCGTCTCTGCGTAATTCCAGGCGCCCATGAGGAACACGGGTGTGCCTGGCTTGCTGTAGGCGTGCGCCTTGATCGGAATGCCGGTGCCGGGAATGTGACGGCCCTGCTTGGCTGGCGTCGAATCCACGCAGTAGGCGAGGTGCTCGGACGTCAGGCCGCAGAAGTTAAGCAGCGTCGTCGTCTTCGCCGCCGCCCCGAACACCACAACCTCGGCGTCCTGCTCGAGAACCAGCTGCTTGAGGCGCCACCGGATCCGGTCCGCCCGGCCCTGCATGCCCTCATAGGCACCGAACGAATTCAGCCACTCCTCGGACCGGCGGATCGTGATGACCCGCACCGAATGCGCCGGCTGCTTCGCCAACGTCACCCGGATCGACCCGCCCTGCCGGTCCGTCAACTCCGCGTCCACCACATGCAGGCCATGCCGCGCCGCAGCCGCCTCCAGCGACGTGAGCGAGAAGAAGTTGCGGTGCTCGTGGTAGACGAGGTCGAACGCGTTGTTCACCAACAGGTCCGGCAGGTACTGCACCTCGACAATCGCGACAGCCTCATCACCCATCAGGCGTGCAATGCCGGCCAGGCAGTCCGACACGTCCTCCACGTGCGCAAGGACGTGGTTGGCGATGACCACACCCATCGGGCCGCGGTCGTTACGGATCCGCTCCGCAATGTCCAAGCCAAACGGCATCATCGTGACGTCGCAGCCCCGGTCACGCGCCGCGAAGCCAGGCCCGGTTGACGGGTCAACGCCGAGATGCCGGTACCGCTTGAAGTGCTGCAGCAGGTCGCCGTCGTTGGAGCCGACCTCGACCACACCGGACCGTTCAATCAGACCGGCGTAGTCGGCGAGCACATCCTCGGCGTACGCCTTGTGGTAGGCCGACAGCGGCGCGCTGGCCGAGCTGTAGAAGCTGTAGCCGGTGCCGAACAGGACATCGGCCGGCAGCACCTCCAGCAGCTGCACCAGCCGGCATTTGCCGCACACCGCAACCTGTAGCGGGTAGCGGGGCGACTCCTCGTCGGGCGTGTCTGTGTACGCGTCCGCGATCGGGCTGTCACCCAAGTCCAGGAACGTCTCCAGGTCGGGCGAGCCGCACGCTGAGCAGGAAGTGCGCTTCACCGGATGCCCCACTTCTGCCGGAACATGCGCTCCGACTCCTCAAACCGGGCCCGCACCTCATCCGACCGCCAGCCGACCTCCGTGTGATGCAACGTGTCCACGTCCACCACCACGTTCCGCTTCCCCGCCTCCAACGCATGCAGGCACACGTCGTCGTAGCCGGAGCGGAAGTCCGTCCAGCGTTCGTCGAAGCGCAGGTTCTCCACCGCCCACGGCGAAAACACCAGGATCGAGCCCTCGAGGAACGCCACATCACCGATGCGCGGGCCGAAGTCCAAGAGCCCCGAATCGGTGGCCTGATGCCCGAACAGCTCCGGGTGTTCCCACCAGTACAGCGACTCCGCGCTCGTGCTGCCGGCCACACCCACCAGCGCCACATCCGGCCAGGCGACCGCGGCCAGGAACTTGGCCTCCGCGTCCGGGTCCTGAATCTCGAGGTCATCGTGCAGCAGGACCACAGCGTCGAAGCCGCTCCCAGGAGGCGACGCATAGACCATAGGCGACGCTCATGACGGCCACTTCGCTTCGAACGTCAGCCGGTCCTTCTCGGCCTGCTCCGCAAGTTCGCCCTTCGTCGACTGCACCGCATGCGCGTTGATCACCAACGGGCCCGGCGCAGCCAGTACACCACCCGCGTCAATCGCCTGACGGTTGAAGTCGTCGTCGAAGAACCACCAGCGCATCGACTCATCCGCCCGCAGCCCCAACTCGCCCTTCACCACAAACGCCCACGGGCACATCCGCTTCTCGCGCGGATACGGGTACTCGTTCACCAGCTCGTGCCGGTGCACCGGCTGCGTGCCGGTGTGCGCCACCGCCGCCGTCGGATGTCCACGAAGGACCGTCGAGCACACGTCGAACCAGCCGGCCGGGACGATCGCGTCGTCGTTGAAGACGGCGACATCCCAGCGTTCGGCGTCCAGAGTGGCCGCACCCTTCGCGCAGAGGTCGAAGAGCACATTCCAGAACCGCGACAGGTTCGGGGGCTGCTCCGCCTCCTGGACGATAGTCACAGTCGCCGTTGCGCTGCGGATGTCGTCGTAGCTCACGGCCGGGTCGGAGGCGTTGTCGAGCACGACGATGTGGTCGCACTGCGGCGCCAGCGACGCGACCAGAGCTGCAAGCCGCTCGGGCCGGTTGTGCGTCGGCACCACTGCGAACCGCAACACCTCACGCTTCTCCGCCGGCAAGTTCTCCACCGGCTCCGGCTCCGGTGCCAACGCCCGCTGCCGCCAGTAGTCCTGCTCCTGCAACCAGATCGGCTTGAAGTGCGTCGTCTGCACCGACGTGTTCACATGCACCGGAATCTCAGCCGACATCAACCGCATACAGAAGCTGAGGTCTTCGCCGACGAGCTCGCCCGTCGTCGGGTTCGCAATCCGCCGGTACCAGTCCGCCCACTCCGGATTCTTCGTCGCCGCCGCGTACTTCGCCTGCACCCGCTCAAACACCGAACGGTGAATCAGAACGAACGCCGACCCGATCCCGTGGCACTGCGTCACCGTGTTGCGCGGATAGTCCCAGCGCACCGAAAACCCGCCGCGGCCATCCACCACAGTCCAGTCCATGAGCACAGGCCACGCCACCGGCCGGAACCCGCCGACGCCATCGCCCTCATCCTCGCGCTGGGCGAAGGTGAGGCCGCCCATCACCGGACGCTCCACCGGATCGGCACTGGCGACAAGCCGGTCCACAGCATCCGGCTCGAAGCCCATATCCGTGTCCACCCACAACAGCCACTCGGCCCGGTCTTCCTTCAGGAAGTCCGCCACCGCGCGCGACCGGTCCTCCGACAGATTCCCCGTCGCGCCACGCTCAGCCAGGAACCCGCCACGCCACACCCGGCCCTCATGCTCCGAGTCGTAGCCCAACAACTGCAGCACCGAATGGAACCACGAGTACTGCACCTCGTTGCGGTGGACGTACGCCACCGCGACCGCACCCAGGCGGTCGTCGACCTTCTTCTTGCTCACAGTGGACAGTCCTTCGCGGATGGCGTGGGATGGCGACCTCCGCCCGGCCGGCCATCCCAAGCAGCCGGGCGGAGGCGAATGTCAGGAGCCGAGCGCCTTCTGGACGTCGCCGCCCTGGACGCGGATGTGCTTCCGGAGCATCTCCACGAAGCTCTTGCGGAACTCGGCGTCATCGATTTCAGGCACGACCTTGATATGGAGAGCCCCCTCCGGCTCCGGCTCAGACCCCGGCGGCGTCCAGCCGATCGACACCAGGAGGTCACGGTTTTCGGGCGACACCTCGACGATCGCGCCAGCAAGGTCGAGCGTGGCGCCCTTGATCAGCGGCATCGTCAGAACCACGTGCGGCACGTCGCCGACACTGGACTCGAACTCCACGCGGGACACGTTGCCGGCGATGTTCCGATCGCCGAG